CCTAAACCACAAGGTAAGGTATTCGCAGGATTGGATATAGGTAAGCAAGAGGACTACACAGTCCTTACCTTAATGGATTCTAAAGGTAGGATTGTAGATATCTATAGAGACAATAAGAACCAATGGTCAGTAATGATTGCAGAGGTAGTAAAGAGAGTGAGGCAATGGAATGCCTCTTTACTCGTTGAGGTCAATGGTGTAGGTGACCCTATCTTTGAGCAGATAAAGAGTCAGTATGCAAACACCCATCCCTTTGTTACTACCAACAAAAGCAAGAACGAAATCATAGAAGGGCTTATATTGGACTTTAATGAGGTGAGTGTACACATACCATCAAAAGAATTATTCAGTCCCTTATACAACGAGTTAAGCTACTTCACATACGAGTATAGCCCAAAGACACGAAGCATTAGATACGGACACCCTACGGGACTACACGATGACACGGTTATGAGCTTGGCTCTATGCAACTACAATAGAAAGAAGAATAAGACATATGGAACATACGCAGTTAGGTAAGGAGGTAACGATTAAGTTACCAGAGAACGCAAGGGAACTGACTATTGAGCAGTACCAAAAGTTCCTCAAGGTTGAGGGAGATGAAACCTTTATGACCCTAAAGGCAATAGAGATATTTGCTAATATCCCATTGAAGGTAGCCTATGCTATGAAGGCAGATGACATATTAGACATCTCACAACACATATTATCTATCGTAGGTGGTAAGCACCCACTCGTTAGGAGATTGTCCTTTAGAGGCAAGGAATATGGCTTTGTGCCTAATCTGGAGGAGATGAGTTTCGGTGAGTACATAGATTTAGATACCTACCTATCCGATATGGATATGTTGCATAAGACAGTTGGTGTCTTGTATAGACCCATTGTAAAAGAGAAGGGAGACTTGTATGAGGTAGAACCTTACAATGGTACAGACGGATATTCAGACTTTCCTTTAGATGTTGCATTAGGCGCAACGCTTTTTTTTTATCGTTTAAGCAACAAGTTATTGAAGAGTACACCGACCTCTTCACAGGTGGAGACAACACCGACCTTTCAGCCTCCGCTAACTTTTCAAGGAAGTGGGGATGGTATGGTAGTGTAGACCACCTCGCAGGTGGTGATGCAGCAAGATATGATTCTATAACCAACCTACCCTTGAGACAATGCCTTACTAAATTGGTATATGACAAGGAGAAGGCAGAGGTAGAGCGTAAGCAAATGAAACTATCTTAAACACCTTTCACTCATAGAGGTTAACTTATTATGAGCTTCTACGACATTACCACAAAGATACGAGAACACCTTATTGCTAATAAGCAGGTGAACACCGTTACAGAGGGAGACATCTTTGATGTAGACCTCAACAAGCAGACTATATTCCCCTTGTCACATATTATGATAAATAGTGTGACCTTTAATGACATTGGAGTTACCTACTCAATGAGCATCCTCTTTATGGATGTTGCTGATATGAGTAAGGATGACCCAAGAGATGAAGACGAAATCTTCTATGGGGTAGACAACAGACACGATATCCTAAACACTCAACTTCTGGTAGCTAACGATTTGGTGAGCAACTTGAAGAGAGGTAGTTTGATGCAGGATAAATACCAACTCAATGGTACACCATCTTGTGAGCCTTTTGAGGATAGGTTTGAGAACCTATTGGTTGGTTGGAATCTAACCTTGTCTATAGACATTGCTAATACTATTACCACTTGTCCGTAGTAACTCAAAATACAGAGAGAGTCTTACGGCAATTTGCCGAGAGAGTAATCAAGGCAGCGAGGCTGAATCTTGGTGCTACTCGTACTATTACTTACAATGATGGTAAGAAAAAGAGACGAAGACAAGTATCCTCTGGAAAGCTAAAGGATAGTTTAGATTATGACTTGACAACGGGAGTACACCTACTTATGTCTTTCACTATGGAAGACTATGGTAAGTTTATAGATGAGGGGGTTAGTGGTACGAAGTATAAAGTACCTAATGGAAGTAGATTTGGTTTTGATGGTAAGCAACCTCCAAAGGGTTCTATAAGAACTTGGATGGCTCAAAAGAAAGTTAAAGCAAGAGACCTAAAGACCAATAGCTTTGTGAAGCAGACAGAGGCGAATCTTGAAAGAGCCGCCTTCTTAATAAGCAGAAGTATTAAGCAACGAGGGATTCCCAAGAGTGAGTTCTTCCAAGCACCATTTAGATTAGAGTTTGAGAAGTTACCAGAGGAGGTACTCAAAGCAGTCTCTATGGATGTAGATGAATTTTTGAAATTTACCAAACGATGAGTATAATCACACCAACAAGTTTAGTAGGAGCAAGAAGCCCAATATATGTTACGGCTAACTATTCAGCCCTTGCTACATCTCTAACAAATGTACAGTTTGAAATATACATATGGCAGGGGTCAAGGTCTTCAAGACCTGCATCAGCACAATACACTTTATTTAGAGATGTATTTGCAGGAACTGATGTCTCCTTTGATATTGCTCCTATGGTACAAGAGTACCTATCTAATGCTTATGAGAACCTTGATGGTACAACGGTAACCTATGCACCTGATGGTAGCGTAGTATGGGTACAGATAGATTACAATGTTAGCTACTATAATAAATCAAACCCACCGACAATAAGTAACGATACAGGAAGCAGCGAAATCTTTGAGGCTTCAAACGGATATCACATATTTATTGAGGCAGCTAACAAAGAGGTGAACAAAGGATTCGCAAGTGTCAACGCAGTTAAGTATATCAAGGACTCTGGCAACGAGGTTGTACCTGTATATCTCGGTAAGTGGGGTGAGGGTTATGACATCTATTGGGCATACAAGGATAGAGTTATTGCAGATGGTGGTACTGTTGAGGGAGGTAGTGCTTGTGCTAATATCGGACTACACGAAGTAGAGTATTTAGGAGATGGCGGCTACAATGTAAACCTACCTATTACTGAAGCACAACTACAAGGTCTACAAGCAGAGGAGAGAGTGATGCTACTACCTTGCGGTGTTACCAACCTTACGGCTTGGTTGGATAGCGTTGGTGAGCCATTGACCTATGTAAATTACTACGACCTCAACCTCAAGGACAAGGATGGTACTACATTAGATACTCGTAGATTCTATCCTACTTGTGAGAGCAAGTATTCACCAAGCGTGATGCAGTTTATAAACAAGAACGGAGTATGGGAGAGTGTAACCTTCTTTAAAAGAAGTGACTCTACAATAAGCACTACTACGAGTGAGTACAGAAGGTCTTTAGGGAGTTCTGGTTCTACAGGATTCACCTACGACACGACTGCCCACAAGTATCAAAGAATAAACACTAATGGTAGAAAGCAGTTCACCCTAAACACAGGTTGGGTAGGTGAGGACTATGATGCTATTATGGAGCAGATGTTGATGAGTGAGCGAGTGATGTTAGATGGTCTACCTGTCAATGTTACTACCAACTCATTAAACTTACAGAAGTCGGTTAATGATAAAATGATTAACTACATCATTGAAGTAGAAGAAGCATTTGACACAAGGTATGTATAGAGTTGACTTGTATATAGATGGTCAAAAGGCTGACCTATTCCAAGACGAGAGCATAGAGATAAACTTGAGTGTACAAAACATCAAGGACATCTCTAAAGTCTTTGGTGATTTCACCAATAGCTTTTCTATTCCTGCATCACCTGCTAACAACGCTATCTTTAAGCACTACTACAATGTAGACATCTACGGAGGCTTTGATGCTAACTTGAGGGTAGATGCGTTTATAGAGGTGAATAACAACTTGTTTAGAGCAGGGGTGTTAGAGTTGGAGGGTGTGCAGTTAAAATCACATCAACCATATTCTTATAGTGTAGGGTTCTATAGTAATGTCACTTCTTTGAAGGATACCTTTGGTGAGGATAAACTTAATGACCTTGACTTATCAGCATATGACCACACCTACAACGACACGAACATTGTAACAGGATTGAATGGGTATGTAAGCGGTACGGATAGTTCTGTTATCTACCCTCTCATCTCACCTGTAGCGAATTGGTATTATAATAGCGCAAGTAATGACCACGAGCCAAACAACATACATTATCACAACGGACATAACGAACACGGAGTATTCTACTACGACTTAAAACCTGCAATCAAATTGCAGAAGATTATAGATGCGATAGAGACGAAGTATGGTATTGAGTTTCAAAGCGACTTCTTTGACTCTGCTGACTTTGGTAAGCTATTTATGTGGTGTCATAGGAGAGCAGGGTATATGTTCAAAGACCAACCAAGTGGGCAAAGTGCTACGACTGTAGAGTTTGATACAACTGTATTAGATAATACGGCAGGTCAATGGAACTTAAATACAAATACTTATACTTTAAGTAATAGTATAAATCCGACTTTCGGGTACAATGAAATAGCTTTAGGCGGTACAACTTCATCGGCTGCAAAAGTACAATTATTTCGTGATGGTGTGTTAATATCAAGTATTGATGTAGGTACAACGGTCAGTGCAATTTTCACTATTAATAGCGCAGGTAAGTACACTATTAGAATAGCCTCTGCATCCGATGCGGCAGGTACTGTTACAATTACATCTGCATTTTTAACTGTAAAAACAATACGCAGGAGTGGTCAAAGTTTCGTAACGCAAACTATACTACAAGCGACTAATAGTGCTTCTCAAATCATATCACAAAATCTAATAGTTGCTGACCAAATGCCAGAGCAGAAGATTGGTGATTTCATAGGAAGCCTTGTAAGGGCTTTTAACTTGGTTATAGTTCCTGTAGGAAACGGTAAATACGATATTGAACCATTAGACGATTGGTATGCAGAAGGGACTACAAGAGAAGTTAGTGAGTATGTTGATACAGAAGAGGTCAATATCAATAAACCATCACTATATCGTAGAATCTCTTTTAGCTACAACGAAACAGGAGCGATACTTGGAGAGCAATACAGACTCCAAAACGATATAGGCTATGGTGACCTTAAAGCAGACTTCTCATTTGATGGCGAGGAGTTTGAGGTTGAGGTTGGCTTTGACCATATGCTCTTTGAAAGATTGAGTAATCAAAACGGAGGTGCATTAACAACGATAGGTGTAGGCAAGAGTATTACAAGAGAACTTGAGCCGTATATAGGCTCACCACTTATCTTCTATGTTCCTGCTGCTTTGAGAGGTACAGATGCCTTCAGTTATATAGATATGACTGACTCGGAAAACTCAAAGACAGACTTCTGGCTTGTTGGTAATGTAAATAGCGATGTGGCAACAGATGTAACCAAGACTTTAAACTTCGGTACAGAGGTAGACCCTTACTTGTTGCAAGGGTTTAGTCAAGGTTTGTATAACACCTATTGGCAAGACTACATTACAGACTTGTACTCTACAAGTAGAAGGGTATTTATGTACAAGGCTCAACTGCCTTTAGGGGTGATGTTAGCATTGAAGATTAACGACAAGTTGACGATAGGTGAAAGAAACTACATTATCAATCAAATGAAGTTAAACCTATCTACAGGTGAGGCTCAAATGGAATTGCTCAACGATGTATAGTAGATTAGGTTATCTTATAAAGGCTCTCAAGGAGACTAACGAAAGAGATGAGGACATTAAGATTGCCAAAGGCAAGTATCAATACCCTCGCACATTTTTTGAGGGACTAAAGAAAGGTTATTATGGCGGTTGAGAAGAACATAGTTATTGGTGCAGACCTTTCTGGTCTTGAAAAGAAGTTAGACGAACTCATTG